CACCCCATTCCCATCAAGGAACTCGGCCACCTGTTCTTTGGTGACTTTTCCTTGCTGCATGGCAAGCCAATCATTTACCCCGGACCATTCAACTTCGTCGGCCTTGACTTTTCCGCTGCTTACCAAGCCCTTGATGTTTGCCATCCATCCCATAGGGCTTTGGGCATTGGCTTTGATGTTGGATACTTCTTTGGACAGGGCGCTGTAGAAGGGGGTGGCGCGGCTGAACAGCACTTGAGAGAAGCCCCGAGGCTTGTAGCTCATGATCGTTCCGTATGCGGGGTTCCCGTACACGTTATCCGGAAATGGCATGGGCTGAGAATTCGCCTCAGTGCCGTCTGACCTTTTATTTGCCTCTCGCAGAAGCACCAAGCCCAAGCCAAGTTCAGAAGTGAACCCAGCATCTTTCAGTGGCTGGATTTGTTCTTTCCTAACCCCGGTGACGTAGATTCCAAGGCCGTGCTTATCTGCAACCTTTGTCGCCTCTTCAATCCTTAGCCAACCAACATCACGCGCGTCAACCGTGATGTTCCCGAGTTGATCTACTCCGAAGCCGCTTTTTGGCAGTCCTTCATTGAGTTTTTCGAGGTCAGGTAAGGCGCTGGTGGTACGTGCGTTCCTGTCGGCGGGGGAGAGTGGTTCAAGCCGGTGTGGATCGTTTCGATACTCTTGGGGTAGCAAGCTGACAACATCGTTGTACTCTGCTCGATTCCAGGAGTTGAACTTGGGCCAGCCTTTGAATTTTCCATTCTTGGATAGTACGCTCGATTTTTCACTTTGGCTACCACGGCTGAACATGGCTACGCCTTTGTCTGTCTCCTTGGTTTCGAGGGTGTCAACCAGCTTGTCAAAAGCCGCATTGATAGCGGCACGCTCTTCGCCTGTTGGATAGGGGTTTCCTTTGTACCCACCGCCTGCAAAACGGTCTTCTTCTACGCCATGAACCAAGTAATCAGACTTGGCCCCCATGGCCACAACCCTGTCGAATACCCATGATTCAAACGCGCGGGCAAACATTTCCGTGGGCCGCGTCCAATACCCGTTTGTTGATTTGCCCGACAGGGCTTGCGCCTGGCTTGCGTACTTAGACCGACCCTTGGGGTACATTTTGTCTTCCGGGTCTTTGCGAAGCTCTTCCAAGTTCTTCTTGAGAGACTCCACGCCACGCAGATAAACGGCCTTGGTTTCAGGGTCTGTCTCTCTGTCAGCCAAGGTCTGATTGCGTTCAATGCGCAATTCCTCGGCGCGAATCATTTCTGCCTTGGTTTCTTGTCCGCTGAACAATGCGCTCATCACATTGTCAAAAGCAACCGCCATTTCGGGGCGAAGGTTGTCCAGGCGCATCTTGGTGACGTTGGCCCACTTGCCTTCGATCTTTTCCATGCGGGTTCTGGGGACTCCTTTGTAGGCGTCCTCCGTGTACCAACCCGATGCCCCACGCGCTGCCGTGGTATATGCGTCTGCCTTGTTCAACTCTCCAAAATAATGATCCAGAGCATGGGCGAACTCATGGGCCATGCTGCCGCCACCTTGCAATTTCGTCATGTTGATGACCAATTTGCCGGGCTCATAGTGCGCTGCAAACTTGCCCCCGCCACGCGCCCCAAAGGCCATGCCAAGCGTTCCATTCAGGCTCATTGCCTTGGGTGGCACGCCCATGATTTCCGCCAAGTCCATCAGGCCGTCATAAGCCATGTTGATGATGCGCTGGCGCTCGTCCTGTGCAGCCCAATTTCCAAATTCAATTCCACGGAAACCAAAGTCTTTTACGAAATCATCTGCCGTCACGTCGCGGTCAATGCGTTGCGACAAGTTCTCGCGCTTCAAGTTGTCGAGGTGTGGGCGCTTGGGCTCCGGCTTCTCGGATTCTTTGCTTTTCAGGTCGCGTTCGTAAATGGTCTTGGCGGCGGCTTCGGCATCAGCTTTTGTTGGGGCGTAGCCCATTAACCTGCCGTCTTTGTCAAGGATTCTGTAGAACCCGGAAACAATTTGATCTGTTGTGAGTGGCGTCCCAATTTCTGCGGAATCTTTCAATGCCAACTCAATGCCTTTTGGCGTCAGCCCGCCTCCACCATAGGTACGGATTGACAAACGCCTCTTCCACGGCTCGCCCTTGGCCGGGAACCCATCTTCAACCAGTTTCTTGGCTTTGGACAACTCGTTGTAACTTAGGATAAATGGGTCGCTGCGCCCCTTGTAAACAGAGAAAAGTATCTCGCGTGCCTTAGCCTTTTCTGTCGGGTCGGCTGAATACAGGCCAATGCTTGCCTTAATCTTTTGACCAGCATTCTTTACGTCATCGGGGCTCTTGGCCTCAAGGTAAACCTTGCGAACCGCCTGCATCATGGTGACGTAGTTGCGCCGTCCCTCGGGGGTGTTGACCTTGGGCTGTGCTGCAAGCTGGTCATAGACCGTCTTCACCATAGCCGCAGTCACCGGCTCAGACGCTTCGGACATGGCTTCGTAGTCGGGCTTCCAGACATTGGCCTTGGTAGCCAGTTCCGCGCCCTCTGACTCGCTCATGCTGTCCAGGTCATTCAGATCAAGGCCGCGCTCTTTCCAGCGGTCCTTGCGTGCGCCGCCAATCTTCTCGCCAACGTCATCAATCTTGGCCGGCTCCTTCGCCGGATACGCATCTTTCAATTCTTCCGGCGTGATCGTCCCTGCTTTGACATCTTTCAAAACGTCGATCCGCTCTTTGCCGGTGACGTTGGCAGCGTTCAGGATTTCGGTGGCTTGCCCTGCAATTTCATTTTGTTTCATGCCTCGCAGTTGCGCGATAGTTGTATCCAAAAATGCAGAGTCGCCAGAATCAATTTTCAGGACAAGTGCAGAACTTCCGGTTTGAGGAACTTTTGTAGTTTTGATGCCAAGTAAGCGAGCCAAATCGTATCTCTTGGCATTTACTTGGATGCTTTTGTCATACGCGGCGATTGACTTAGTTATCAAGTCGCGCAATGTCGTGCTGTCATCCATGACGCGCTTGGTAGCGTATGTCTGGGCAAGTCGCACGGTATCCTGAATTGCAGCAATATTGTCAGGGATGGAACCGTCTGTGGCTTGGGAGGCTGGGTCGGGTTGCGATGTTACCGACAAAGATTCAACCCATTTTTCAAATGCTATTTCCGCATTTCTTGGCGTTGTGCTTGTGTCGATATTGGCGCGTTTGTAAAACTCATCACGGATAGCGGTCACGCCAGCGTCTGCTTGGTTGACTTTCTCTTTTCCGAGAAGCATCGCCATCAACTTGACGCGCTGATCAATGTTGCTGCGTCCAGACAGTGCATAAATATTGCCACTACCATTCGTCAATTGAGACAAATATTTGCCTGCAGCGATCAATTGCAAATCTTCTTTTGACTTGCCCACTGGCAGGATGTTGTCGGGCTCTAAAGTCGAATTTTGGGGTGGTTTAACAACAAATGAAACCCGAGCATCAGGGTTGAATTTGTGCAAGCCATGCTTGGTGAGAATGGTTACAAACCCATCTTCAAGATTTTGAACAACCCCATTTCCTTTTTCAACAAGCGGCCCCTCATACGTTACTTTTTGTCCAATTTTTAGCGTGTTATCACGCACAAAAGGAGTGCTGGCGGTCTTGGCCCGCCTTTCTTCTGTGTCTTTCTTTCGCCATTCAGATACGATTTCCCCAATGTTTGGGGTGCTGGCAATAACTCCGTCTATTTCCAGTAAATCAAGTATTTCAATGCCATCGCGGCTGCCATTAAAAACTTCATAAATTTGATGCGGCTTGACAAAAATGCTTTGGGCAATTTCTTCCAGAGTTGTGGACTCTTTTTTACTCTCCACTCCTGCTGGCGCTTCTGCCGGTTGATCAAACACACTCCCTTGTGTGTCGAACATATCGGGAACATCGCCCCTCAGTTCACGGCGCGGCAGGGGCTTGTCGCCCCCTTCTTCCTTGCGTTTTGCTTCGGCCTCGGCGTCGGCCTGCTGTTTCAGTACATCGGCTTTGGTGGGCGATGAAAGCAAGTCAGGGCCTTGGACGCCAGACAAGAATGCTCCTTTGTCTGCCATCCTGAAGTTGGCCGCATCATTGCCACGGTCCGTCCACCGTTTGCGGGCCAGATTGAATGCATCCTTTGGTGATGGCATGGAATCGCCGGAACTCCATTTGCCATTGCCCCACGAAAACACAACATTGAATTGCGGGTCTTCATAATCTGCTCGTCGTGCATCCAACAGAACCCAAGAGCCGCCTGGCATTGATGCCAGTTTTTCGGCATTGTTAGCAGTAAAGTCACCAAGCCCCATGCGCAGGGCGTCGGTTTCCTTGGGTGCTTTTAGCCCTTCTTCGCCTCTTGCATCGCCTTGGGCTTGCGGCTTCTGCAACTCATCAGAGTCCAGTTTTTCTCTCGCCTCAAGAAACTGAGCATGAGTAATATCACCTCTGTTCAGCCGCATGATCAAGTCTGCAGCGGCGGTCCCCTTTGCCCATTCTTTTGTTGCAGACAGCCGGTCTAGTGCGCCTCTGTCTTCAATGGTGTAACGACCGGTCGCAAGCGCAATCTGAGCCGCCTCTTGGGTTGGCTCTGAATCGTGATGTGAAAACCCGTTTTTGTCAAAGTACGAGATTCTCCATTTGCCTGGCTGGCTAGCGTCGGGCAGAACAAAGGCGTACTTGGTTGGGATGTTTGGATATTTGGGATCTGCTTCGCTATGAAATTCAATGCCCGAAAAGTCGCCATTGTGGTCAACCATCATCTTGTTGTACTTGCGGGCATCTTTCAATGCGTTCGCAAGCAGATGCATCTCAAACCCATCGGTTGGGTCTAGACCATCGGCAAGAAGTTTTTTAAGGTAGGGCGTCTTGTATTGAAGAGCGGTTGCTTCTTCAATTTCAGCTTGGCCGGCTTCTAGCGGTTTTTCTGATGCTGACGCAATTGATTGATCAGAGCCTTGGATTCCGCTGACGTTATTGGAGCCCTGCTTTCCTTGATTGCCTTGCGGGCCAGAATCTTGGCCGTCAACTCGATTGCTTCCATCGACGGCATTTTCCCGCCCTTGCTGAGAATCTTTTCCTTGATTTGCAGCATCGCTGCTGCTTCCAGCGCCTTTTGCGATGGCATCTTTGATTGATTGTCTGGCGTATTCATAGTAAGCCTGTTCGCTTTCGTTTTGAGTGGCCTTGGCGGCATCTTCAAGCAATGACTCGGTGTCAATGCCGAGTTCGTTTGCCGCTTGAATCAGTGCGGCCACTTCCACTTTGATGGGGTCTGATGCCTCGTCATACCCCTCAACTTCAAATGGGTCTGCTGCAAGATCAGGAGACGACTCAAACGGGTCAAAGTCGTCATTCTGCGCCGCTTCCTGCTGGGCCGCAAGGTGATCTTCAAACCGGGTCTGAGACTCTGCCGCTGCTATTCTTTCCCATCCATCGGCGGTGTATTGGGGGCTGTTGATGCTGCGCCGGATCAGGTCGATGGTTTGGCTGTGCGATGCACCCTCGGGCAGATAGCCATCCTGAATCAGTTTCTGGGTTGCCTGTTCGAGGGTCAAGCCCCCATTCCTGGCAAACAGATAGCGATTGCCCACACGAACATTCTTGTCAAACCCGGCATCGGACATGACCGATTTCGACAATCCACCCGCTGCCGCGATGAAGCCGTGTGCGTGAACGGGTTCGCCAGCAGGCACAACACTGGCGCTTCCCATCCGGCGTGCTGCCTTGGCTTGGGCTGCAAGCTGTGCCGGTGTTTTCTGAATCAGCACAAAGCCCTTTCCTTTGGGGCTCTTGATGATTCTCAGATGGGGCTGGAGCTTCTGGTATGCCTTGGCTTCGACGTTCGTTTTGAACGGCTTTCCACCTTGAGAGATGGATTGACCGCCCACACCAATATGGTCTTCGGCAACATCGGCAACTTTGGATTCGGCAACATCGGCAACTTGTGCCGGCTGACGCTGGGATACAGGGATCAGGCGGGCATCGGTCTTGATGAACACCGGGTCGCGCCTGTCGTTGTCTCCGGGTGGCGTCAGCTCCGGGTCTGGGTTGGTCCAGAATCGAACGGTTGAATCTCGGTTGACCTGTGGCTTGCCGTCAACTATCGGGTGAGCAATGATCGTGTCATGCCGCTTGGAGTGGATTCGATACTCGCGCCCTTCGCCATCAACAATGATGGTTCCTTGTGGAGCCTCGGTGTCGCTGGTGATTCTGGCAGCCCCAGAAGCAGAAACCCCCTCGATTGAGGGGGCTGGTTTTCTGCCTACAACGGCCCACGGGTTTTCCAGGTCAGGTCGCCCGTGTTCCTCGGCGGTGTAGGTGATGCCATCATTTGCCTTGTTCAGGCGCTGCGCTTCGAGTTTGGCTGCATCAAACCCCATCCCTTTGCCAAACCTGCCGGTGTAGGTGCTGACGACCTCCCCTAGCCGCTGCTTAGCATCGACTAAGCCCTGCTTGGCAGCAGCTACCCCTTCTGGCTGGTTTACTGACTCAACCCCACCGGAAGATGGTACAGATTGACCAACTGGTTCAATTGCTGCATTCCTGGGCTCCACGGGTGATTGATCAACAATTCCAACTCCCACATTAGGAGCCACGCTTGGTGCGGACTCAATACCCCGTCCTCCAATGGATTCTGCAGGTACGGATGGAACAGCAAGGCTTGTGCCGACATCGCTTTGTCCTTCGTATCCGGCCAGCCTGAATCGGCCATTGGGCATCTGCTCAATTTTCCAATCCAGTTCGGGATTGGCTTTCACCCGTCCAGGCAGAGCCAGACCGGCATCGTTCTGTGATTGATACCCGTCACCACGCCGTCCAAACCATGTTTGGGCTGGGTCGGTGGGCTCTGTGGCTACGGTGGGTTGAGGGATGGTGGGTTCGTTGACGCGGCTGATGGACGGCGCATCTTCGCCAAGAATTGCAGCAATGTTGTCAATCGCTTGGTCTTTGGTTGACTTGGCGTCAAGAGACGCGCCCACAATCCCGGTGGCAACCTTGATAGCATCGTCCACGCTTGGCGCGGCCATGATGGGCGCTGCAACTGTTTCAGTCTTGGGCGGCTCCCGGGTCAGGTTTGGATTGAGATTGGCCGGCTCGTAGGGACGGAACTGACCCGATTCAAGTTGACGGCTCAAAGCGTCGGCAACAACGTTCTCAGGATTTACATGGGCACCATTGCGAACGGCTGATGCGCCGCCCATACCGCTACCAGCGGCAATGCTTTGAACGGTCGCCTCTCCGACCCCCTCTTGCCATGGTTTTGATGTACCAATGTTTTGCCAAATTTGCTCTTGGGAACCTTGCGGACCTTCTTGGAGGATGCCTTCGGACAAAACACCTTTGCCCACCCGTCCAGGCAATGTCCCAGAGAATCCGGTTTTCTTTCCAAGAGCGGCCGTTGCCATGCTGGCCTCGGCATCTCCCAGCCCCGGAATCTTGCCGACACCACGAGAAATTGCCCCAGTGACAATGCCGGCAGGGACTGCGGCAAGCCTATGCCCAAAGTCAGCATTCGGCGCTTCTTTCTCAATAGCCTGCCCGGTCTGGCCAATCGTCAATATCCCCTCACCTGCGGCTGCATATTTCATGGCCGCATTGCCAAGTGCCTTGTTGGCAATTTCCTCGGTGATCTTTCCGGCCTTAACATCGGCATCTAGGGCCAATGACATGGGCTTGAGATACCTTGCAACACCCATGGCAATAGCTTTCATGCCGCCATAGTTCTCTGCAATCAGTGGCACAAGCGATGCCGGGTTCTCTGCTATGCCTTCAATAGCTCCTTTGGCGCTTGCAAGAATCTGCCCACCAGCGCCCTCGCCTATGGCTTTGGCTTGTTGCTCTGCCGATCTTGCTTTTTCTGCCGCCTCGGATTGGGCAAGTTTTGTTGCCGGGGAGTACAAGTCCTTGATCTGGTCCGACCATTGGGACGGCCTAACCCATTTCGGCATGCCCACTGCATCGGCGGCCTTCCCGAAATATTCCAAGTCTGTGTTGACAATACTGCTTGCTGCACCACCCGTAAACGTGTCTGCCAAGCCAACAGCCGCCCCAGGAAGATCGGCAATACCCTTTGCGAGTCCCAGCGGAACATCGGCAGCGCGGCGCAAAATGCCGGATGAATCGTTTGCGGCTTGTTTGGCGGCGGCTCTCTTTTTCTCAATGGCCTGCTGCCTCGCAACAATCCCATCCACCCTGGCCTGCGTCCGTGGCAGGTTACTGTCGTTGATCAGTTGCTGTTCGTCATACCCATCTTCTGGAACGTAGTCCTCCAGAACGCTGGTGCGGTTGGGCTTGGCGGCATCCATGATCTCGGATGCGCCGGTTGACATTGGCCCACTTGTGGGAGACTCTTTTGGCAGGTCAAGCCTGCGCGGATCGTTTGCAGAGCCACGGCCAGCATTGCCTACGGGTCGGTCAGCGGCCATGATTTCGGACGCACCTGAACCCATCGGGTCAGAAACAGAGGGCGACGGTTCGCCCTTGTCCCTGTTGATGCCTACTTGGTCCTGAAAATCACCCCAAGGGACCGCGCTGTAATACTTTGAATGCAGTGCGCTGGCCAACTCAAGGTCAGGAATGTCCTTGTAGGCCGGGTACGCGGCCTTGAACTCTGCAATATTCATTGATTACTTCTTTTTGAACAGGCCAAGCGGGTCATTACCAACGGGGGCTGCTGCTGGCTTGGGTTCCGGCTCTTGGGGAACTATCGGCGGCATGCCCAACTTGTTGCGCATGAACGAGAAATCCGCATCAAGTTGCTTGCTCTTCACCTTGAACTCGTCAAAGATGGGCTGCCATTTCTTTTTGACTTCCTCGGATGCCGCCCTGGTCGGCGCATTCTTCAGTTCAGCGGAGAACGTCTGCCGGGCATCCGTCATTTCAGCGGTCAGCGCTTTGCGGGTGCCGTCAATCACCGACAGGGCTTCTTTGCCGCTGCCGTCCTTGCCGCCCGTCTTGGCAACCAATGCTTCCAGGCGGGCCATGGAGTCCTTGTGCCTCAAGTCGGCCACATAGCGCTCTCTGGCGTCCTTGCGCTCATCAGCCGCGTCTTTCGCTGCGGCTTTGGTCGTTGAAATCGCCTCGGCCAGGTCAAGTTTCCGCTCTTCGCGCTCTGGCTTGCCGACCTTCTCCTGATACGCCGCATAGGCGGGAATGTCATTCACCATTGCATCATCGACTGCAGCTTGCAATGCTTCGCGGGACGATAGCTTGCGCTTCGGGTTCATCTGCGCTTCGGTCACGATCCCGGCATTGACCGGGCTTTCCCCCGGGCCATAGTCGTTCCACTTGTTTTCCGGCTTCGGGGCGTCGGAGACTTCCGTATTGGCATATTCCTTTGCCTTCACGGTCAGCCGGTTCAATGGTGCATTGGCAGTCTCAACAGCAAGATTATTCTTGAACGTCTCAAGTGCCATGGCCTTCTGAGTGGCAAGTTCCTGCCGTTGCGCTTCCAGTTCCTGGTCGGCCCAGGCTTTCTGGTTGTTCTGCGCCATCTGCATGCCGGCCTCACCCAGGCCGCCCAATGCTCCAAGAATGATGCTCATGCCATTCCCCTTGCTTTGCCTACGATGCCCATGGGTGGTTGCTGTTTTTGCTTCTGCATCATTTGCCCCAGTTTGTCAGGGGTTACGCCAAACAACTGAAGCAGTCCAGAAGACAGCGCACGCATGGCCTTGGCCAACACGTTCTTGTCCACCTTGATTCGGCCAGCTTCTTCCATGAAGCTCAAGCCTTCACACAAAAGCACCGTGGCCGCGGGGATGGCGGCTTTCATGGGCATCGTGCCCTTGCTCTGGCTGATCAACAAGCCCATCAGCTTGGCCACACCAGACCCAGCCACTTCCGCAGGGTCGCCCTTGGCGTTGATTTCCTTGGACAGCATGTCGCTGGTTTGCTTGGAGTACATCACCTTGGAGCCTGCAAGGATGATCTTCTGGAACGCCTTGAGCAATTCAGGCGGTACTTTGGACTGAACCACCTGTTCTGTTTTCAGCAGAATCGGGTTCTTGATGTTGCCAATCATGCGAATCCCCTTGCGGATTGAACAATGCCGGGTGTCTTGTAATTGGCGACTTGGTTGCCGAACCCTGTTTGTGCGAGTCGTTGCCGCTCTAGGGCCAGTTTGTCATCAGAAATGCTCTTGTCATTCATGCCTTTGAGCATCCCGCCACCAAGCATCAATGCGCCATTGGCGACTTCCTTGTTGTTCTTGACAAAGTTCAGGAACTTGTCGAAGTAGCTTTGCGACCCCATGTAAACAGGGCTCTTTTGGAGTGTGGCCGCATCAGGCATTCCACCTGTGTCAACGCCGGGGGCTGCGTTGGGATCGATGCTTTTCACCGCCGTTGCATCTGCCGGTGGCGTCGCCCCAACCGGCGCTTTGGCTGCCTGCGCTCCTGCGGGTGACAATCCATCAACCTGGCCCGTCACCGCCGTGGCGTCTGCCGTGGTGGGTGCAGCGCTCTGGGTCAGGGTTGGTGCTGCCTGTCCGGTGATCTGGCTGGCTTGTAAAGTTTCATTCGGAATCAACCCACCAGCCAAGTCGGCATCGGCTGCGTATTCTGAAATGAGTCCTGTATTGGCAGCATTTGATGCGGCTTCGGCAATGCCTTGTCCTGCGGACGATGCAGCGGCGTCCATTCCTGCTTGTGTGGGCAATCCCCCAAAATCCACCCCAGGCGCTGCGGCGGCATCGGCTGCACTGGTCACGGCACCTGTCGCCCCGTTGATCAATCCACCAACGCCACCAACCAGCCCCATCACCCCGCCAATCTTCATCAGGTCAGCGTTACCCGTCACCATTCCCACAAGGGATGTAGCCACCCCAATTTCAGTGATGGCACCAAGGACAACAGCAGCATCAATCCCGACGCCGCCAATCAGTGTTGCTACAGATGCAAATGCCATGTGACCCCCTATACAAATTTCGCCACCATGACCTCTTCATCGCTGTAACCCATGCGATGCAGAATCGGTCTGATGTCTTTGGAAAACTTGACGTGGTACAGAATCTTTTCTGCCCCCATCTCTTTCAATTGCGCTTCGCTGAATCGAAGCAGTTTCACGCCGGTCAATCCTTGCCTGTAGGCAGGATGAAGGAACAAAACATCGTTCTGCGCGACGGTCAGGCTGGCGTAGTGGAGATGCTTGTTCAGAAAGAAAGCGTTGTAGCCCACCAGCTTTTCATCATCCCGGGCGGTAAACACCTTGAAGAACCCCAGGTTCTCCAGCCTGGCGTAGTTCTCCCACATGGGATCGAGCTTAACCTTTGCTTTGTTAAGCGTCAGTTCGTCGTAATGAAGCGAAAGCAGTTCGTCCATCTCGTCGATGATTTCGTACAAGGTTTCGGACTGGAAAATCATCCTCAGTTGCCGCCGCCCATGTAGCTACCACCCGTATATTGGGGATACGGGTTGTATGCGGGTTGAGCGGCTTGTTGTGTCTTTGTCTGTTCGGCCTGCTGCGCCGCTTGCTCCTGCGCCGCCTGCGCCGCCGGGGATGGGACATATGGCGTTCCATCGGTTGCTGCTTGGGCCTTGGGTCCAACATCTTCACCCGTCCAGTCCAGCAAGGGCGCAAGGTTCAGGGATGACAAGGTGCTGATGGTCTTGAGTTGACTGTTGACCGTGGCAAATGTTTCGCTGATGGCCTTGGTCTTGGTCGTCGCGTCCATCTGGTTGTTGTTCTGAATGGCGTTGATGACCGCCAGCGCCTGATTGAACATCGAAGCGGCTTGCTGGTTCGTGTTGATGAGAACCGAGTTCTGGTTCTGCAGTTCCGTCGCCTGAATCTTGGTCGCATTGTCTGCTGTGTTGAGCAACTTCTGCGTATCGGCGTTGAGGTTTGCAATGCTCTTTTGAGTGTCGGCGCTGATGTTGGCCGTTGCAATCTTGTTCTGCGCGTCCTGAGCTGCGATGTCTCTTTGGGTACTCGACACAATCCCGGCTTGCGTGAGTTGCGTTTGAGAAGCAAGTTTCGCCTGCTCCATTTGGGTCATTGAACCCACATCCACGCCATACTTCTGGGAGTCGGCAGCGATGTTCGCCTTCTGCAGGTCTGTGCGATTGTTTGCGTCCACACCATAGCGAGAGGTCGCGGCTTGCAGGTCTGCCGTGGTGAGTTGGGTTTGCGCTCCCACATCGGTGCTGTACTTTTGAGACGCTGCAGCGATATTGGCGCGTTGCAGGTCGGCAGCAGTTGATGTATCCACGCCGTACCGGGTTGTGTCTGCCTGCAGGTTTGCGGTGCTGAGTTGGGTTTGCGAAGCAAGCCTGGCCTGTTCCATCTGGGTCAAAGAGCCAACGTCAACCCCGTATTTCTGCGAATCTGCTGCGATATTCGCTTTTTGCAGTTCAGTCCGGTTGTTGGCATCGGTTCCATACCGGGACGTTGCAGCCTGTAAATCTGCGGTCGTCAGTTGAGTCTGAGCCCCAACGTCCGTGCTGTACTTCTGTGAAGCGGCTTGCATACCAGCCGTGGTCAATTGCGTCTGAGCGCCAACATCTGTTCCATATTTCTGCGAAGCCGCTTGGGTGTCCGTTCCGTACCGTTGAGTTTGAGCGCCAATGTCGGTGCTGTACTTCTGCGAGGCAGCCCCAACGTCCGTGCCATATCGAGAAGTTGCAGCTTGGGTGTCGGTGGAATATTTCTGCGATTCAGCCCCGATATTGGCCGTCTTGATTGACGTATCCGCGCCCAGGTTCGCCTGTGCCATCTGATTGGCAGCGTTCGCATTGAACTGTCCTGCCGTGTTGGCATAGTCCGCGTTCTTGACGTTAGCCTGGTTCTGCTGATCGACGTTGTAACCTGCGGCTTTGGAATAGGTCGCTGCATCGGCTGTAGCGATGGGCACTGCGGCATCGTAGGCTGCGGATTCTCCCGCCGTCAGGGCCATGCTGGAATTGCTCAAACCCCGTGCATTGGCTTGTTGTTGGGCTCTGGCCCGCGCCTGCTGAATCAGCGGGCTGTTCGGGTCCATCAACTTGTTGACTTGGCCCGATACCGTCTGGTTCTGGTCAATGTCCCACGACTTCGGGGCCGCCACGTTGGTGGCGCTGTAGCTGGTCGGGGTTGCCTGTGCGGCTTCGATGATTCCGGCCATGATGCCTCCTTAAGCGCCGTCGCGCTTCTTCGCTTCCTGGATATACAGGCTGTAGAGCATCACTTGAAGTTCTGCATGCGTTGCAGTAAACCCGAGTGGGGTGTTGTCCACCGGGTTGATCAAGGTGATCGTGTCACTCGGATTGAATGAAACGGTAAACCCGCCCGCTCCACGGTGAATCTGTTCACCCGGAATCGTCAGAATCGTCTCTTCCTGAAACGTCATGGTCGGCGTTGCACCGAGTTGATTGTTCAGGTGGATCGAGTTGCAGCGAGTGTAAATCTCGCCTTCAACACTGGCTTGCTTGTAGTTGGACATGGTTAAACGACCTCAGTTGAATTGATGGTGCAGACCCAATGAATCGCAGTGGTCAGTTTGTTGCCACTGGTCACGGTCAAACCTTTTCTTGTGTTGTCTGCCGCAAGAGTGGGCGACGTGGTCAGGCCGATGGAATCCGTGCCAATCAGCGTCAGGGTTCCGGTGGGCATGGTCACGGTACCGCCGTTGTTCACCAAAGTCCCCGTGATGGTGTAGGCCGCGATATTGGCGCTGCCGGTTTGTTTGCCGATCAGGGTTCCGGTGAAGGCCATAGCCTGACCGGTGGAAACGATCAGTTGGTTTGAAGTGGAAACGGATCCAGTGCCATCTGAAGTTAGGGATGTACTTGTGTTCGTAGTGGTAGACCCACGGAGAACAATGGTTCCCGTCTGTGCATCTCCAGTGGTGGCAGAAAACACGCCACTTGCAAACGCGTATTTGCCGGTCTGGGCAGCCAAACTCCCATTGCCACAGGCAAATGAACTAGTTCCGCTTGCTTTTGTACTTCCGCCCAAAGAGACAGATCCAGCACCTTGAGCGCCATAAGTTCCAGAAACATCGGGATTTGCGGCTGCAAAGCTGCTGGTGCCTGATGCATATGACCCTCCCAAGGCAACAGCCCCGGCAGCCTGAGCATATGAACCAGAGCCGGCAAGGTTGTTTCCGATGGCGGTTGCGTAGGCCGCATTGGCATTTGTTTGATAACCGATGGATATTGCGCCAGTGCCGCCGCCTGCCGCTGCGTTTTCACCAATGGTGATGTTTCTTGTTTGCGTAGACCCTTCGTTTGAACCAATCGACACCGAGCCAGCCCCGCCGCCCATTGTGCTTGCATCAACTATTTTCCATGTTCCGCTCACCGATGCATCAACAACAACTAGGCGAAGAGTGGTCCCGGTGGGCACCATGTATGTTGATCGACCCGATTGCAGTACATCTGAACCAACGCACGACATCAACACGCCCGCAGTTCCGCTGTCATTGGTGTAATAAAAATGAAAACCAACCCCAACAGCGGAGCAAGCCGGCAAAGTAATCCCGCCCGTGCCAGAAGATGTCCGGATCAATTTTGACTTGTCGTCAATCGTGACAGCATAGGCAGCCGTCTTGTTGACAACTGCAATTGTGGTTCCAACCAGGCTTTGAAGGTCCGTATTGACACTGGCAAACGCCGTCTGAATCAGCGTGAACTCTGAGCGGATATTGGATGACACGCCCCGGCTTGCCACTACGGGGTTTCCAGAAGGTGTGTAGTAAGTGGTCATGTTCTAACGCTCGATTCGACGGGGTGAATACAACAGGGTCAAGCCTTGAACCGTGTGGGGTTTGTCTTGCGCCCTGCTGCTGTAGAAAAAGAAGGAAATGTTTTTCTCGGTGCCATTGATCGAGATAGACGGGTCGGCAAATATCTGGGTATCCCAGACAAAACTTTCCCAATAGAAGCTGTCCCAATACCCACCTGTACCAGAGAGAGTTGTCGCGGGGATCGTCCCTGATGCACTGACTGCCGGGTTCCCATATCCAAGGTCGTAGGCCACGTTTACCGAGCAATAGCCTTCGGGCTTGATCTCGAAGATTGCCCGGCGATAGCGCTTTCTCAGTCGTGGAGATTGCAGGTTGTTGAATGCAGGACGAATCCACGCCTCCACAACACTTCCATCAAAACTCGTCCCGGTGTTGTCCTTGTAGACATACCCGTTATCCGAACCAAAGTACGTCACTTCCTCGCCCGTGGAAAGGTTGTCCGTCACGATGCAGCGAACGGAAATTCCATAGTTGATGGGCATCACGCCGTTGATCTGTCCACCCGTCAGACCAATCACAATCCCGGTTCCATCCGTGAAGAACAAGCGATACTGACCTTTGGTCTGGAGTGTGTTGCTTGACACTTCCAGCCCTCGTTTGGCGGTCAACAGAGGCTGAATCAGGTGCGTGATGGAGGCGTACTCAAAGTTCCCGTAAGTCAGGGTCGTTATCAAACTTTGAACGCCGCGAGAGGTCAATCCGAAAGTGTTGTTGCCTACAGGCTGAACCGTGTAAGCAGAGAACCCCAGGTCGTAGGTGCTGTGAACCAGCTTGAAATCCGAACTGCTTGAGCCGTACAGAATGTAGGTTTTGCCTTGCGTGAACACGGCCAGGGATGAATTGGTTGTGTCCCCACCTTGCGGCATCAATCCGGTGATCACTTCGCCTGTAGCGATTTCGCCCGCGCCTAAAACTGCCGTCCATGAATACGGATCGCCGACTCCGCTGAATTGAAGCGACCCGTTGAAGGTCAGGAAAAGGTAATTCCGGTGTTCAACAATATGAAGCGGGGTATCGGTGGTCATGCCCGTGCGAATCGGGACATAAGTTGTTCCATCGAACTCAAACGCCTTGTTAACACCATCAGCGCCATACATCTTCTTGGTTGCTGTGGATCCGGTGAAGTTTGCGTTGACAAACTCCAGCCGTCCCCCGGGTGCCCTGGTGATGGCGGTGTCGACAGAGCTTGAAACGGCTTTGGTCAATCCCCCCACTTGAAGGTTCTCGCCACTGGTGAACGCCCCCGTGACGGTGGCAAACACGATGGTTCCAACGCCCGTCCCGCCCCAGGTCCCAGCCCGCAACAAAACCGCTACCGCTACCGCAGAAGCGCCGCTGGTCGCGCCTGTAACGGTGTTGCCGACACTGATTTGTGCTGACCCAGTGATGAATTGGATTTCCCGGCCCAGCGTGATCTTGGACCAGCCACTTGAAGTGTGTTTGTAAATGTCGCCTGCAGACCCGCCCGCGTTGTCCCGAAAAGCGTAGACAACATCGTTGTAAATCCAGACACCACGAATAGCGCCACTGCCTGGAACGGCTTGAATATCGTTCCTGCGGTCGTTTGCAGCCAGCAAAGCGTAATCCGCATCGGCAGAAGTGGTCGTTGCGCCACTCAGGTTGGCTGCGCTGGTGGCTGTGGCTACGGTTACTGCGGTGACTTGAAGAGCCTCGCCAGTCACAAAAGTTCCCGTCACCCGGCCTAGCACCAGAGTCCCGCTGTAGATGCCCAGGCACCGTCCGGTTGCGCCACTTGTGGCCCCGGTGATCGTGTCGCCGTTGTTGATGGTGGCCGTCTGGGTAATGGTCATTGCCCAATAGGTGGCGCTGGTCGGCGATGTTCTCCCGTCAAACCGTTCGTACCCATCAAGTCTGCGATAGCCCCCGGAGATTTCGGGTGCGTAATTCTGGGAGTCGAACACCTTCCCTGGATTTAACTGAATGGCCGGGGTCAGCAAGTCCATTCCACCTTTCATGGCGTAATAGTCTTGCTTGACCTCGGGCATCTTCATGCGAGTGCGCCCCCAAAGGTCACTTCGGTCAAACGGCTTGCAGACAGCCGCGCCATCATGCGGGCAAACTCTGCTTCGCCTTCATTGAACACTTCCTGCGCCGCTTCATACGCACCGTAGAACATCATGGCCCGGTAGACGATGGCCATGTGGTACTGAGTCGGCAGAGATGGGGTGTCCGTGTCCGCAACCATCTCGGTGGGGATCTTGAAGTAGTCGCCCACAATCGTGTATCCAGAAGCCGCGATAGGGCCAAACGCCAGCGATTTGTTTGGCGTGATCGTCACCATGTTGGGCCGGGTGTAGACCCCACGGTTTGCCCCAAACAGATAGGTGTCTCTCCATGCGTCGTAGTCCATGTAGTCCAGCATGGTTTCGGAGTTCGTTCCCGATGCCGTCACATAGTTACGCAGGGTGTCTCTGTCCCATGAGGCAAAGTCAGTCAGACCGGCCTCTGTCGATGTGTAGCTGATCTGACCGTTCACCGTGGCAAACGAGAAGGATGAGCGCATCCACTGCCAGTCGGGCTTGGACAATTGAATGTCCATCCAGGCTTCGTTCACCCAATCGGCCAGGCGGTTGGTTTCCTCGGGCTGGCCGGTCAATGTAGTCGGGTTATCCCCCGACACGCCGCACTTCCTGCGCAGACGGGAAACCAACTCAAGGTAATCCACTTCAACCCCTGTCGGCCATCAGTTGTTGCAACCAGATCCCGCCCTTGGGGTTCTTGTCGCCAATCACCGAGAACTGAGCCTTCAAGCTGTTGGAGCGCAGAACCTCATTGTTAGGGTTTTCATCGTGTTGCGTCCCGTGCTGGGTCTGGATGCTCATGTGCTTGGAGCGGGCCAGCACTTCGACATACTTGCGCTTGGTCGTCACCGGCCGTTCAACCGGCAGCCAGCCAAATTCAACCCATCCCCGGTCGGTCATGACCTCGGCACCCTTCCCATTCACCCAGCAATCGACAGTCAGAGGGGCGAACTTTTCGGCGCTCTTGTTGATCAGGATGGTCACAGGCTCTTCACTGAACAGCAGCGCCCGGGTGTAATCGCTTTCCAGCGGGCTACCAACCGGCTCGATGACTTCGCCGCGCTCGGGCAGTCCTTCATCGGGCATCACGATCTTGTCGGGCTGGCCCAATTCCATCTCGGCGGTGTGGCGTTCCCGGCGTGCCCTGCGGGTGGGTGCGTTCAATGCGTCCATGTTTTCTCCAAAAAAAATGGCCCCGAAGGGCCACCGAAAGATGGGCGGTTGTTAGCCGCCCGTGGGTTACGCCACAACAGGACGTTGCGGCAGAGTCAGCAGGTCTTTGGCCGAATGGGTCAGACCCGTGGCATTCCAGTTGCTGGAACCAAACGTCCACGTACCCGAAGTCGTCGCACCCGCCTTGATAACGTGGTACGCAAACGGGCAAATGGTGTCCGGAATCGCAGGGAACTGCGGCGCATTGATGAAGTTGCCGGATACATCCAGCGCCTCCGTGCTGCCTTTGTAGACACTCACCGTACCGGAGCTGTTCATGCCCCAGACAACCACCGTACCGTAGTTGGCGGTCAGCGTGATAGCTGCGGCCGTATTGCCGTCCGTGGTGGGCGTGGTGCCACCCGTGACAGCCGTCTTGGCCGTTGCAAACACGCCTTTGATGGCGAAGTTGATGGTGTTGGTCGTGGCGTAGGTGGTATTGCCACCAAAAGAACTGGTGCCGGTGAAAGCGCCAGAAGTTGTCGCCAACGTCAGGGGGACTTGAGAGAGTGCGTCCATGATGATTTCTTTCTTGAAAAATTAGCCGGGGAGAACGGTCTGATCGAACGGACCGATGGTGTTGACGTAAGCAGCGTTGGGGACAACGGTTACATCGCCAAGGGGAGTGGTGCCCCCAACAAAGTTGCCAGTGCCTGTCGGATTGATGATGACAAAGCCCAGTTGGGCCTTGGCAGCAGGAACCGTGGGCATGACCACCGTTGCCAGGGTTGCGCCTTCCGTGCCCATCTGACTGGTCAGCGTGCCGGCCGAGTCAACATAGAAGCAGAAGACGTTGAACTTCGCGTTGGTCACGGTCCCCGACAGAACGGCCATGTCCGTTGCTGCAGCGACTTTCACCAAAACTGCGTTGGCCAGGGCGTAGGTGTCTGATGCACCCGTTTTCACCTTGGTTGTCGTGGCGCTGATCACCAGCCCCGCAGAAGACAGCGTTTGTGACGAGTAGCGGTCAGCAAGCGCCTTCAGCACAGGGCGCAGGGCTTGTTGATCACCACCATCAGCAACGCCTTGAAGGAATTGATTGACGGTGCCTTGCATGTCAGTTCCTTAAGCGAGGTTCTTCACGCCGACATTGCCAACAGCCATCCAGCCGTTGTTCTCAATCATCACGGCCTTCCACCAGATCGTTCCAGCGTAGCCACGCTGACCGAACGGGTCAGACTTGGATTTCTGGCCCGGGGGCAGGTAGGTTGGGTCCAGCGACTCCATCCCGCGAACGGCAATCTGCGACCAGGCATCAGCACCAGTCACGATGAACTGGTAAACGTCAATGCTGGTGCCGGTGGTCGAAGCCAGGTTCGTCGCGCCAATCGCTGCGCCTGCGTCCTGAATGGACGGCAAGTCAGGGCTGGTGATGAAACGGAAGCGTTCGCACTTGCCAATTTCGCTGGCCATCGGGCTGCCGCTGGAGTACTTTTCATACGGCACGAATCCGGGCAAGTCACGAATGTCCGGCTCCATGTCGGTGTTGCAGTACACGGTGTAGCCTTCGGCCACCGGATCGGTAGCGTACAGACCGGACGCATTCAGCACCTTGTTGACCGGCTTGGCATGGTTGGCCTGCAGGTTCTTGGCGATCTTGCGCAGCATGCCCAAAGTGACAGCACCGTTCACGGTTGCGCGGGTGGTTCCCGTGCCGCCGTAGTATTGGTTGGTGCAAGCCTTGAGAGCGCCAAAGTTGATCAGTTCGTTCACGAACGTGGTGCGTTCGCCAACTTGCTGGATCATGGCCTGGGGGATGTCATCCTCGTACAGGTCATAGGTCTTGTCGGTGAAGCCATACAAGCAGGAATACTGCTGCATGACCACGGTGACATCCTGCGGCGTGATGCTGTCAGGAACGGGGGTGACGCCTTCAGAGGTCAAATGGGCCTGGACAATCGCGTTGCCGCGGTCGCCGGTTCCGTTCTGGAAGAAGCGGTTGATCGTGTTGGCGTCAGTCGCAGTCGCGCCGTAGGGCAGCCAGCGACGGGCCACGTAGGTATCGCTGTTGTTCTTGGGGAACTTGACTTGACGGCCACCCTTGGAAAGAACTTCCAGGGGCATCGCGTGTTTGAGGATTTGACCTTTGAACTTGTTCAAGCGCCCAGCGGTCAGGGCGAAGTTTTGCATTGTCATTTCTGACTCCTAATGGTTGGTTATCCGGATCGCAATCCGGCAAGAAAGTCGTCATCTTCGGAACTGGATGGGGCTTGGCCCATGGTTCCGCGCGGTTGAACCGCTGCTTCGAGGCGCTTCGTTCTTGATGAAGGCTGGGGAGCCGGCTTGGGTTTGGCCCGCGACTCTTTGAACTCGGTGATCTTGTCTGCGATGTACTCGCCGTCCGTGCTTGCAAGAAACTTGGACTGCTCTTCAGCAGGCAAAGTACCTTGCCAGGCCAGAAACTCAGGGCTGTTCACAACCTGCACCCAATCTCGGTGGTAGCTGCGAAGCAACTTGGTTTCAAACTGCACGATATGTTTCGGCAGTTCCTGTGCAACGATGGCTTGCGCTCGGCGTTCAATCTCGTCGCCATTGATGCCGCCTGTTGCGGCTTCGGCCAGGTCTTCTTGAAGCAGTTTCGCCAGTTCGGGGAACTCCTCTGTCGTGCGCTTGAGTTGAGCTGATGTCAACTGCCCGCGCTGTGACTTGAGGCTTTCCACAAGTTGCTTCATCCCACCCAAGTTCCCATTCAAGGAATCAAACTGACGCTTGGATTCGGCCTTGATTTCATCAATCGCGGTCGCTTTGGCGGTAAGTTCTTTCCACTGGTCCTCGGTGATCTGCGCAAACTTCGGTTGTGGCGCTTCTTCTTTCTGCTCGGGTTCCGGGGTCGATGCAGGCGCTGTCGTCTGATCGTCTCCCGCTATGCCGGCAGCAAAGTCGCTGTCATCCTGGCCGTTCTCAACAACGTCCGATACCTCGTTCTCCATCTTTCATCTCCACAAAGCAAAAACCCGCACAAGGCGGGTCACTCGCAGCAGGCGTTGTCGTCGGCTGCATCTAGGTGCCGTCCATTGCTGGGCGACGGGAAACTCAGTCAATCAGCGGCTTATCCTTGTTCAGGTTGATCAGGGCGTTGAGTTCCTGAATCTGACCTCTCAAGGTTGCCGTTTCCTGCTCGTTCAACGGGTTATCGTTTTTCACGCGCAGGTAATTCCGTCTTTCCTCCATGTGCGCAAGAAGCCTCCCCCACAAAGGGGTTCCCTTGTCGCCTACGGTCAGGAAGAAAGGTTCTTTCATGCCTGGTACGCCTCACCATTCGGGGCGCGTCCAGGGGGTTCGGTTGGTGGCGTTGCGACTTGCGGCCCGTGGCCATCGGCACCTGCCAGCTTGACCTGGGTGTTCAGTTTCATGACATCCCGGGCCAAGTCAGACTTGATCTGCTCTACCGTCAGGTCTTTCTTGTTTGCCATTTCCAGAATCGCCAATTCACGGCGCAAGCTCAATTCGGCCATCCTTGCCTCATGCTCGATCTGGGTTCTCTGCGCTTCGGCGTTGACATACACCGTGTCGCGGTCTGTGTCTGCTTTGGACTTGGCCACCGTAGCGGAATCGTGGCTCTGTGCAACTTTCTCGGCAGACTCGGCCCTGATCTTGGCTGCGGTAACGACAGGCGGCTCTGGTGGTGGTTTTGCCGCCATCTCTTTCTTCTTTTCGTCCGTGTACTGAATCTTCCGTGGGTCCAGCCGTTTGGACACCATAACCTCGGCGTACCACTTCTCCGGGTCAATCCCAAACACAGGGTTCAATACCAAGTTGCCCTGCTGAATCAGGAATTGCTCTTGAATTGCCTTCTCAACCAATGACACAGAGCCCCGAGCATTGATCTGGAAGTCGCCCTTTTCATCATTGGGAACCGATGGATCCATCAACAACCACTCGTAGTAGTCACGAACCAAAGGCTCGGTTACGTTGTCATCAAGCGTGTAAGCGATGTCTCTCAACAGCGTATGAGCGTTGGAGTTCTGCAGTTCCGTCGCGCCAAAGGTTTCCGGCGTGTTCTTGTCAGTCTGCCCCTGGCTGATCAAGGGAATGTTGGTCGCTTCCTCTGCCAGTTTGAAGGCGTAGTTGATGATCGCCATCATGGCGTCCCCGACATTGGGGAATTCGATGGTCATCATGGCCTTGCGGACATCATCAAGCGCCGCACCGTCTGCCGTGCGCCAAATCTTGTTCGGCGTGATGACCCACTTCTGATCAGCGGGCTCCAATTTGAACTGGTCAATGATCAACTGAATCCCGGCCGACAAACCGCCGTTATTCAGCAGCGCCCGGGTTGCAGCGTTCACCATGTTCTGAGGGAGACTGACCTGTTCACCCACTCCCACGCCCGTCCAATGCCCGGCCCTGCGGCTCCATGGCATCACCCGGAATGGGAAGTTTCCCGAATCCAGGGGGTTGACGTTGACCCGAATCACCGTGTCATTGACCAAAGACACAATGGCGTAAACGTCCGTCAGTTCGCTTGGCAGGTCTTCAATCCCAATCGCTCCTGCAGCAATCATGTCTTCTTTGGACAAGATGCCGTAGTAGTACCAAATCTCAAACTGCTTGTCGTTCTTCTTCTCGTTCGGGTTTCGGCCTTCGGTGTTGCACTTGCCTGGACCTTCCTCAATCACCTTGTCAATCTGGGTGTCCAGGTACAGGCGGGCACCATCCTTGTTTCGTTGGCGTTTCAGGTCTTTGAGCTTCTTGGCCGTCAGGAAGTCACGCTCAAGGAAATGGTCGCCATCGTGGATGTTCTCCCCGCATGACGGATCAGGGAAGCAGTTCCAGACATCAGTCCACTTGGAAATGGGCTTGACCTCCTCCACGATCTCCAACATCGGTCCAGCTTGCTGCTTTGTCAGCGCCATGGACTTCTTGATGTCGGGGAATGGTCCTTTCAAAACCCCCGTTCCAATCCGCGCCGAATCAAAGATGACCTTGCGCATCTGGGCTGGATAGTTCGACTCCACCATCCAGTCGTAAATCCGTTTCTCTGCTTTCTCTGCCTTGGTTTTGGCTTCGTTCAGCTTTTCCTCGGCCAAGTCCTTCACTGTCAGGGGAACGGCTTGGGGAGCGGGCTGCCCTGGAGGAACCGCAGCCAAGTCGGTCGGCGTTGGCGCTTTCTCCAGCGGCGTCCCGTCACTGTCGATAACTTGGGACAGGTCTTCCTTTGCTGCAATCAGCTCAGGAACGGGCGATGGTCCAAACGAAAACGCCTTGTCGTTGATGGGCAGCGCCATCTCGCAGACCTTGGCTTTGCCGGCATCAACATAACGGGCGGTCAATCGAACGTAAGCGGTTGACTTACCCTCACTGCTTCCGGATCCCGCCACCGTTACCGGGCCATCAACCGATGTCGGCTTAATCCATTTCGCGCCCTTGAACATCGAACGGTTGGAGTCGTCAATGCAAAGGTAAGCCTCTTCGCATGCTGTCCAAATGTCCTCGATGCCCGAATCCTTGCGGGCCTTGATGGCTTCATCCCGCTTTTCGGCGATGATCTTTCCAAGAGCCTCAAGCCTGTCTTCGCGGTCTGCGCTATGTACGGGCGTGTCTTGGCCTTCCTGCAACTCGTCAGGAAGGTCTTTGTCGTATGCCATAGTTCAGCCCAGAGAAATCATCGTGTGCCCCTTCGCCTGGCATTGATCAGCCAGTCGATGACGTTTCCACCCACCGTCACAACCAGGGAAAGGACAGCAGATACAGAAACCGCTGCTGTCAGAGTCAGCATGTAGAGAAACGAGGCCACGACAGATGCCGTAGACGATAGAGATGCGGTCTTGATCAGACCGACCAACTTGAAAACCGATGCGTTTGAAGCCTGAGTGACCGACTTCACAATTGAAACCAATTTCACAAGCGATGCCGATGCGCCCTGAGTGGCCAGTTTGGTCAGCAAGGCAACTTTGAGAACCGACGCCACGCTTGCCTGGGTTGCCGTCAGTGCCACGTTGTAAGTGACTGATCCGCCACTTGAACCACTGAAAAGAAGGAGCATCGACATGCCTGCTGCCCCTAAAGTTAGATCGGCGGTTCAGCCCAGAGCAAACTGCCCACGGCGGCAAAAGTCGTGGTCGAAGTGGAGTTGTAAAGCCCCAGCACGCCGCCCGGCGGCACGATGATGGAGCCATCAATGTTGTCCACGCCGCCCACACTTGACAGGGTGGCATTGGTCGCAGTGATGGTACCGTGCGTCAGGCCGGTGGCGTTCTGGAAGTTGGCCGGGTAAGCCACCGCCATTGCGTTGGTCAGGCCGGTGAGGGCAACGCCGCCGATGAACCCTTTGCAGACCGAGCCAGAGGCGGATTGCGTAAGCATGTTGTATGGCGTTGCCCCAAGCGTCAACGCGCTGTTGTTCAAGCTCATAAGCCAGAAGAATGAACCCGGCCCGACTGGCGCAGTCAGCGTGTTGGCATAAGCCTGCAGCATGGACTGCAGCACAACGGCATTTTTGCCGGAGCCTACGGGGTTCCAGAGGCCAACGATGGGCGTGCCGGTGGCAGACGTTGCCGTGGTGATGCTGTTGGCCGACAAGTTGACCGGAGCGACAGAGCCGGTGCGAAACAATCGCCCGCGATAGGCTTGCTCATAAAAACGGCCCTGCAATTCACTGACGATAAGGTCGCCCTGTTTGCCAGAGCGGGCTGTGGAAGGGACGTTATCTGTCAGGCTTAATTCGCCCGGTGCAGCTTCGATACGCATGATTTATGCTCCTTGTGTGAGTTGACGGGCCACGGCAAGCACGGCCAAAAATGTTTGATTGAGCGATGTGTCTGCGCCCAAGGCTTCGCCCGTTGATGGGTTGACCAGTGGCACGGGCGCATCGCCGTTGGTGGGCAGATCAATGTCTGCGGTGACGCTTTCCAACTCCCCCGTCACTCTTACCGTGCCGTCAGTCAGCAGCACGGCAAGCTCACGGTCAATCCGCACGTAGGGCAAAGCGCCTGCCGGGTACGTGATGAAAATGCGCGGAAACCTGACGTATTCGACGCCTACTTGCGATGCGTTGTAGTTTGTAGTCATGGCTTAGATGTATGAAATGTTCACCGCTATGGATGGCGCGGTCAGTGCCGTTGTGTCGCCAGAAGCAATAGCCCCGGACACCGTGAATGCAATACCTGTTGAGAGAAACAAGCCGCCCTGCGGTAGGGCGATGGGTATATTTGCCCCTGCCGTGGCCGGTATGGCAAACGTCATCACAGAGGCCGTCGATGTTGTTGCTGCCGCGTTGTTTTGCAAATGCAGATAGCCAGCGTTGGCCGCTCCATTGCTGATATTGAGCATGGTGATTCGCCCTGCCGACGCTTTGACCTGGACAACAGCCGCAGCGGTGGCCGTAATGATCGTCTGGCTTAGAGATTGGCCGTTGGTTGTGGCAATGGTTGTTGCGCTGGTTTGGGTTGCACTGACCGTCCAAGTGCCGGACTGGAAAGCATTGATTGCCCCATAGCCGAGCGTCTGCGGCAGTAACTGCCCTTGTATAAACATTGAGCCACCAATTACCGTGGCCCTTACTCGAACCATTGCAGCGCCCATCAATGAAGCGGCGCAAAACGTGCTTTGTCCGGCAGTCACCGCAATTGACGCGGCAAAGCTATAGCTATTGCCGCTGCTCATTTGAGTCACAAACAAGGATTGCCATGCAGAGCCGACAAACGCTTCGACAACAATCGTTGCAGCCGACCCGGATGGGTATTGAGCGGTAAACGAAATGCCTTGCATGTCGCTGCACATGAACGGCCCGACTACCGAGCCTATCCCTGTGGTTGCACTAAGAGTTCCGTTGATGTTGCGCACCGCTGGTATTACCTTACCAGCCCCGCTTATCGGGTCTTGTGCAAATACCAGCCCCGCCGACCCCTGCGCCTGCACTTGCGCGGGCATGGAGTTAGCCGAATCCATCGCCAGACTGAGATAGTCCGCGGGGCTGATGCCAATGTCAGACCGGCCGAGCGCATTCAAGCCCATCGTGCCTGTGATCTTTGGCACATTCAATCTCAAATACCTGCCCGATGGCCGGATGATGTAGCTGCCGTTGCTGATCACAACGTCCTGCAGCATCGGCACGCCGGACGTGTAGCACATGATCTGGTCCCACTCGTTCGCGCTGCCAGAGTTGGACGACTCAAAGTAAGCAGAGCCTGCCCATGCGCCAGTCAACTGCACGACGATGGCCTGGTAGCCGATGGTGTCAATCGTGCTGGATACGCCGGTTGCCGTGATTGAGGCAACGAGCAAAGGGGCACAGTCATCTGCGCTGACGGGCACGCGGCCTTTTGTGTCGGCGCTGGGTAGGTTGCCGTATGCCGTTGAAAGATTGAGCGTGGTCGTCGTCGCTGTGCCGGTGTTTTTGACCGTCACTTTCAGGTAGTTGCAGTTCAGCGGCAGGCTGGTTGAAAAGCCCTGATTGGCGTTGGCGTAATAAACGATGGGCGCACCAGCGAAGGTGCCGCCCGAGTCGATCAACGGGTAGACCGTGATGGTTACGGGCTGGTCACTGGTCAGCAGCAGCGACAGGCTGGGCTGATCGAGGACCGCCTCAATCGTGCCTGTAAACGTAGCGCCCGCGGCAAGCTGGGCCGTGGTGCTGTTGTTGGTCGAGAAGATGAAAGCTGCGGCGTTGAGGCTGACCGGCAGGCCGTGCGTTGCGTCAACGTCGCGGAGGTCAGAGTCGGACCCGAAGCCGACTTTCATCCGTTGAACTTTTACCCCGGACGTAGCTCCACCGTTGATGGTTGCAAGGTCATCCGTGGAGATGACATCGCCTGCGCCGCCTGAACTTGGGCTGTTATCTGCCATTTACGTGTACTGCACTTTCCAGGTGAACTGGATTGAGTCGCCTGAGTTCAGATTCACCACAGCAAAGGTCGCGCTGGTGAACATATTCCCGGCGCTTGAAGCATCAAACAACCCGCTTTCATCAACTGCGCGGGTCGCCGTTGCGGTGATCGTCCCCACGTTCTGGAACGTGTCGTTCGCGGTCGAGGTTGTGACTTGGGTTGATGTGCCGGCCGTTCTCGTTTCAACCTGGGTTGAAAGTGCGGTGTCTCCGACTGCTGCTGTGCGCCCTGCTCCAGTGGCTCCAACGCCCATAGCCACATACTTGGGTTCCGCCTGTGACGGCGTTGCACCAATCAGCCGGCCGGTCGTGATGCCCTTGCCCACCGTAGTAACGACAGTTGCTGTACCAAATGGCATGGCTTACCCCACTTTCCCGGGTTTCTTGCCCTGGATCCGCTGGGTCAGCGCCCACCAGAAGCGTTTGAGCGGGTTACGGTGCCAGTACGCAATCTGGCCCAAGTCTTCCCGGGTGCCATCCTTGCGAATGACCACGGCGCTCAGAGCCATTGATACGGGTTGGCGGGTTGCAAAGTTCATGCTGCAGCCAGTTCCGCAATGGCGGCCTTCACCTTAGCCAAGCGCTCTTCTGCTGCATCAGCTTCTGCAGTCGCTGCCTCTGCGCGGGCCTTGGCGTCTGGGACCAGCGATTCCAGCCGGTCAAGCTCAGACTGAACCAAAGCGGACTTCTGCGCCAGAAGGTCAAGAGCATCCTGCGCTTGTGCCTGTGCCGCAGCGCCGGCCTGTTCTGCGCGAGACTTTGCATCTTCCACAAGTTGCTCGGCGTCCTTTTTGGCCTGACCAACAATCAAATCAGCGTCAAACCGCGCTTTCTTGTCGATCTCGTCGGCCTCTGCTTGGGCGTCCTGAACATCCTGGCGGGCTACATCAAGGGCAGCAAGCGCCTTGTCGCGCAAGTCGCCCGCTTCTTTTGCCGCCTTCTGCGCTTCCAGCAAAGCATTTTCCTGCGAGGCAATGGACTCCAAGAGGTCGGCAGCCGCCATCATGGATTCGTATCGCGTGGCCAGTGCGCGAATGGACTGCGCTGCGGTGTTCTTGTCAATCATGGTTACACCCTCAGAGGTTGTTGACGACGCGCCACCAGAATGGCGGTGATGCTTGTGGTTCCGTCGCCTGCACTCACAAACGGCCGCACCCACAATGGCAGTTCAACCGCCTGTTTCAGGCCGGCAGCAGTGAAACTGAGGGCAGAGCCTTGCGCGTTGTTGAGCGTGAAGTAGTTCGTCCCATCGTTGGAGCCTTGAAGAACAACAGTTCCACCAGCGCCAAACGTCCCGGTGAACGAAATGCAGCGGTCAGCCCATTGCGTCCAGTCGAGCGGCGCACCGTCTGAATTGGTCGTCGTCAGAGCGGCCCAGGTGACAACCACAACAGAACCATCGTTCTGCAAAGTTGAAAATGAGGGGGTTATGGTTGCCATTGATTGGCTCCTTCAAAAGAAAACCTCCCGAAGGAGGTCTATCCGAGCATGCCCATGCCGGGCACGGATGATTGAAACGCTCGCACTTTGGGTGTTGGCGGTCTTTGCGCCGCCATCACGGCTTGTATGCCGCCAGATTCCAGCGCCGCGTACTGCAACGCATCGTGCGGGTGGCTGAATTTGTTTTTCACGGCTTCGTCGGTGAATCTTTCTTCACCCGTGACTTGAATCCGCCTGTACTTGTAAGCTCCGTTGAAGCCCTTGCGCAATGTCGCGCATGCCGAATCCAACAAAAACATTGGTTGCCCGCCCGACAATTTGGACAGGAACCAAGCTACCGCGCCGCGCCTGGCAAGCCACGCATTTGACTTTGCCGCTCTTATGCGCAGCTTCTTTGCCTTGGCCTCATCAAAGCAGCTTGTTTCGTTGCTTTGAGCCCTTGCCTCTCCTGCTGGATCGCCAATCAGAAGAATCTTTTCTTCTTTTTTTGCCCAGTGTGCCGGGTAGTTCTTCATCAGGTACGGAATCAGCGCATCTTCAAGGAACTGCCTGAACCCGATTTCCTCTCCACACACTTCATCCAATATCAGCAATCGGCCCTTTGCATCGGTTTGAGTGATCACCGCTGCCGGCGTCAGTCCAAAGTCAACGCCGATAACCAGATTCACACCTTGGATTGGGTAAATCTCTTTGGCATGAAGTGAATCGTTCCACTCCGGGTAAACCGGCTTCCCATCGTGAACGGTCCCGTATTGGCCCTTGATGTAGACCTTGATCCACTCAACCGTTTTGCCTGATTTCAAACGTTCGTAATACTGCCGACCCTGTTTCCTGCGCTCCGGGTGGCCCACGGGCAGCAGCATCGTTTCTGGCGTTTGAAGCAGCCAATCCAGGTTTTCCGCTTCATCAGAATCCCCGCCTGGCTGCGAGAAAAACGCAAAATCGGTCGGCTTCTGGTTCTCTGCCAGTTCGTACCACCAATGGTCATCATCTGGTGGGTTGGTGTCCATGATTACGCCGGACCATGTTGCGCCACCGTCTTGCGCTTTGGGATACCTACCAACCCGACCCGTCAACCCATCCAGAATGCTTTTGGGCTGTTCTCTGGCCTCATTCATCCAGCCGAATGTGACCTCAAGCGAAAGCAGTTTCTTGACATGCTCGGGCCGGTCGAGCGCCAGAAACCACATTTCAAGCTCGATTTGGGAGCCATCCTCATGCTCCCAGCGGCAAACATGCGTGATTGGTGCGCTGTAGACAACCTTGCCGAACCGCTCTTCTGGAAACCAATCCAGCCACGTTCTGAGCGTGGTTGTCATCAATTCGCCGTAGGTGTTCCGGGTTACGAGGCACCGAGAGCGCCTTACTTCGTCCGGCCCTGGACGCTGTTCCTGCGCTCTTGACCAGATTTCCCAGCAGCAACCAACCGACTTGCCGGACCCAATCGGGCCGCGTATGCCTCTGACTAATGCGTTGCTGGCGTGAAACTTGGAGAGGGTCGGACTTGGGTTGTATTCAACAACACGCGCAGTCATGACCTTGCCGGCATATTCGCTTTGTAGCTCACCGACCCCTTCACATTGGCATCTACGGTCAACTTGTCGTTTAGCATCCCAAGATGCCGCATTGCCAAGGTCAGGGCTGTGCCTTTGTCAAATACTTTGGCCTTCTTGACGTACTCAAGCGCCGATGATTCGCCGTCCTGCCCGCCCCTGTTGGATTCAACCACTTCGATTGATGCCAGCACAGCCGCCGAGTCATCATCCAACTCGGACACCGGCTTGAGCGATCCATCCTCCCGGTACAGTTTGCGAAGATCAAAAAACGCAATGCGGGCAAGTTCTTGCAGCACCCGGTCCTGGGTTATTTCGACCCGTTCTTGCCGTTTTTTCTTGGCTTCTTCAATAGCGGAGCGGACACTAACATAAGTTAGCAAGCGAGAACCTTGCTCATTTGCCGTGTTTGGGCTGTAGCCTGCCCTGATAGCTGACTGTGTTGCGTTCAAGTCGATCAGATATTCCTGAACGAATCTTTCCTGTCTGGCAGTCAGCGCCACCGTCACGCTCCCACCGTCTCCGCTGGAATCGGCTTGTCCAATACATCCGACAGCCTGGTTCCACCAGCGTTCGTGTTGAGCGAGTCCAGGTGCTGAATGGCAATCCATGCCTGCTGATGGGCGTGGCTTTCCGTCTGGAACCCGCCTTCAAACGTCACATTCAGGGCCATTTCTCCCTCGATGTCCACAAACTCAAGGATTGCCCTGGCCATTACATCGGCTCCTTCATTGTCCCCAGGCCGGCCTGAAAGTCGTCATCGGCCTGTCCTTGCTGGATTTCCCCGTTGTTCTTGAAGATTTCCAAGGCCATCGTCAAGGCGTCCTTGATGTTCTTTGCGGGCTTGTACCCAGTCTCGGATGCTTCTTCTGCTGCTTCGGCTTGGGGGGCCATGGCGGCTTCTTGTTCCACGCCGACAGACAAAGAGCCATCGGGTTCCACTTCGATACAGATCGTGTAGCCCCCTTGGGTTTCTTGCATTTCGGGTTCTGCTTGCTCTTGGGGGACGGGTGGGAATGCCATGATGGATCCTTTTGAAATGAAGTCCAGTTGGCCAGCGGCGTCTGCAGGAGAACAGAACTATTGCCGCTGGCCTTCTGGGGCTGGTGGTTTTCCGAACACCAGCTACGGCCACTCTTGCCTTGCGGAGGCGGCAGGAGGGAATGCCGCTGCTTGTGCTGTTGAGTGGGTTTTGGGCTGCTACCCCGAGGTCGATTTCTGCGGGCCAGAATGCAAAAAGCCACCGCGATTGGGTGGCTTTGGTTGATTTTTGGGGGCACTTTCCCCCTAACTGGTGGGCCTTGAGGTCTTTTTACAGCACTCGCTGTATTTATACAGGCACGGCATTGTGCCATATTTTTAGTTCGATGCAAACTCTTTCCCGCTTGGGGTCTTTTCCGCATCCTTGAGGATTTTCAGACACCGTTCCACGGCTCTTGCTTCCAAGAGTTTCCCCTTCTTCACCAGCCTGCCCCGGTAGGCTTGGAGTAATTTAATTGGGATGTTCACAGTTCCATCCTTTCTGCCAGCTTCTGCATGGCTGCCGGCCCGGCTCTCCCCGCTTCCCTGTCCATCTGTACTACCAACCACCTTGCAAGTGCCTTGTGTTCCTGCCTGAAATTCGATTCAAACGGGATTTTCCCTTTCCCAAAACATGCCGGGCAGTCGTGTTCGCTGTGCGTCTTAGTCCCCGGGATGAGTGTCAATCCATGGCCTCCGCATGGTTTACACGTTCCATCCCTGTGCCAGGCTAGGCATGCTTTCGCCATGTCGAGCGCCTGAACCCGGCTGATCTTCACCCGGTCAATCCATGATTGCGTGTAGGCCATGTTGGCCAAAATCATCACAATCTCGATTGCCGCCCGGTTATCGCCGCTGAACAGACGTTCCAAGGGAACTGCCAACGGCGCTGGCTTGACAGGGAGCCCCTGACTGTCCCTGCCGGTCTTCAATGCCTTGTCGGCAAACCCGAATGCCGCCAGAACATCGGTGTCGCTCATCGTGGTCTTCGTATCCACTGTGAGCGCGGAAGAATGGATTGCAGTGCTGTATCGCTCAGTTATTTTCATGCTGTCCTTTCGTCTCAAACAAGTTGCATCGCGTTCCAAACTTTCGGCTCTTGTATCTGCAGCCGTTCAATTCCTCGCCTTGGTACTCAACCGTTACCCGGTGAATGCATTGGCCGCAGGCTTTGAGTTGTCGGGATTGGTGTTCCTGTTTCCGAATGGCTACGGTTTCCGGGTTGCCGTACTGCCAAGCATCTAGCGTCATGCCAGCGCCCAAACTGAGTTAACAAACCTTTTCGGCATCGCGGCTGGCGTCCTGTCCTTCGACTGCTTGATGGCCCGCACCGTCCTGACCTTGATCTGTGCGTCCAAGTCGGCCAACACATAGCGCCAGTTATCCACAGCCCGATACTTGGCTGGTCTGCGCCTGTTGTCCGCTTTGACCAAACCCATGCCGATAGCCCTGATGCAATACTTGTAAGCGTTGGTGGGTTCAATGCCAATCTGCCGGGCAATGTCGGAATAGATCAACCCTGGTTGACGATCCAACACTTCAAGAACTTGCTTGATCCTGTTTCCTACCGGCCTCATTTCAATCTCCCTATCGTTTCATTCAAAACGCTCATCTCCGTTTTCTTTTGCCATGACCGCGCCTGACCATGGATGCCTGTAAAGCTGCCGGTGTGGCAATCTGGGCAGAGCGGGATGGTCAAGAAGTGCTTGCCTTGCTCTATGTGATGGGCATCAGATGGGCCAGCCTGCCCGCATACGCCGCATGGAAGCTCTTTGACAGCAAGCATGTGGGCAGACTCTGCGCGGGTGATGGGTGCGCTGTTCTTGCTACGCATCTGGCAGACTGTTAGCCCATTCAATGGCTTGCTTTTTTGATGTCAATCTTGGCGCTCGCGCATTGTGCCCAACCACCTTTGCGCCCAACACGGCAATAAACAGGCTAGAACTAAAAAACGTCCACCACCCGCCGCCGCTGGAATAGCTGTACCACATGCACAACAACATAAAGCCATACGTCGTTATGTCTGACGCGATTGACTGAAGGAACGACTCCCTGTAAATCACATAGATTGTTTCTTTCATACTTCCTCCAAATAGTTAAGTTCCACGCCTCGCGCCGCTGCCGTGGCATGGAGAAAATCCAGCCACTCCGAAAACTCACGCTTGCCGAATTTGCT